GAGGGCACGGTCGAGCGCTTTAGCGGCGACGGACTGCTGGTGGTGTTCAACGATCCGCTGCCTTGTCCCGATGCATCAATGCGTGCCGTGCAGATGGCGCTCGAAATGCGCGATGAGGTTGCGAAGCTCTCAGCCAAGTGGAGCCATTCCGGGCACGATATCGGCTTTGGCGTTGGCATTGCGCACGGTTATGCAACGCTTGGAAGTGTCGGATACGAGGGGCGGCTCCAGTATTCAGTTACGGGCAAGGTGGCGAATCTCGCTTCCAGACTTTGCGATCAGGCTAAGGATGGACAAATTCTGGTCGACATTAATGTGTTCAGCGCCGTCGAGACACTAGCGGATGTAGAATTTGCAGGCGAACTCGTCCTAAGAGGTTTTAGCCGACCTGTGAAAGCATTCAACGTGTGTAACCTGCGCAGCCCCCAGTGGCAGGGCAAAACAGAGGCACGTTAGAGGCTGACATCTCAGACGCGGTCGCGTAGCAAGCATGACCGCTTCTGGCACATCGCGTCAATTTCGCGGCAACGCAGCACTTCGGTCGCTTTCGGAGCGAAGCGGACATTGACTAGCTGCGCTTCCAGAAAGCGGATTTATGAGTACACGCCCGAATAATCGGAAGCGACTACGTCGCCTCGACGAGCCTGCGCCTTATGTCGCGCACCATCAGCCAGTCTCTCAAGTGCGACGGGTCATCGGGCGGCTCGAATTCCTCGGCGACGGAGCCAACGTCGATCACGAACGGGTGCCACGGCTTCAATCCCAGCATGCGGTGCAGCTCGATGGCCTCGTCGCGGACCATCCGGTCGCTCTCGTCGTAGCCATCGTGGTAGAGCCGGCAGATGTAGCGCCACGTCTCGAGCACCTCGGGAGAGAAGCCCTGAGTCGGGTCGTCGATCGACGTGCGCTTGCGCTTCATCTCACTCCTCCTCTGGCGTCGTGATCCCGATGCCCATCGGCGGGCGCCCGACCGGGCGCGGCGGCTGCACCTCCACGTCAAGGCCGAGACGAACCAGCAGCTTGGAAACCAAGGCACGGTTCGCCAGCTCGTGTCGCAGCGCCGGGTGGTCCCGCGGGCCGTTGCGGGTGTGGATGATCTCCCCTTCGCGGTCGATGATGGCCCGGAGGGACACGGCGCGGTCGGTGGCCTCGCAGGCCAGCAGCAGCATCTCGCGCCCGCCGTGGTCGGCGATGCGGTAGGAGGTCATGATGCGGTTCCACAAGGCCAGGCCGGGTTCCCCCAGGTTTCGAGGGGGTTCGCGGCCGGAGAAGGCCGGCTTGGAAACCAGCCGAATTGACGGCTTTTGGGGGTCTTTTGCCATTTTTCTCGTCCTTTCCCTCGAGTTCGGGGCCTTCTGTCACAACTTTGAGTAGAGGATGAAAAAATAGGTCCGCCTTGAGTCACAACCTGCTAAATGTTTGAAAAAATTGATAAAATTACAACAAATGTTGAAATTATTTGATGAAAAATTGTACCGCCGCTGCGGCCCGAAAAGGGGTAATCTCCTCAAATACTTAGGTACCCCCCGGAGGGTTCCGCTTAGCCTGAACACTTCTTCTGCGCTTGTTCTTCGCCATCTCAGTGCAACCAATATTGCTGTCCTTCAGCGATACACGTGCGGCGGTCCCGATCGCGCCGCAGCAGCTCAAGATCGGCCTCGGCTCGCTCGCGCTCGAATACAGCGGCACGTAACGCTGCGTAGGCAGCGTGCAGCTGGTCGAGCTCCTTGCGCAGCTCGGCCATCTCAAAGAGGTGGCGCTCGTGCTGCTCGTGCAGATCGCCGCGCATCCGAGCGAACACAGCGCGCACTTTGTCGGCGGTATAGAGCAGCCTGCTATGTCTCATCGGTGCGTCCGAATCCGCGCGGCAGATCGCCGCCTATCCACTTGAGCAGCATCCCGAGCTTGGTCTCGATCATATCGATGCGGGCGTCGCGCTGGCCGAAGGCTTGATTGAGCTGCTGACCAGCAAGTGCCGCGCGACTCGCACTATTTTCTTGCTGCAGTTGAGCGATGCGATCGGAACGCTCGGCGATAACTTGGTTGCGGACGGCAAGGTCGCGCTTCTCGTCCTGTCGCTCCCGCTGGATGGCCTCGGTACTCGCGCGCAGGGCGTCGAACTTGGCGAGCACGCTGCCGAGCATTCCGCGGAGCTCGGCGTTCTCACCCTTGAGGCTGGCTATCTCGCGATTGAGCGGAGCAAGCTTCTCGTGGACGTACTCAGACGCGAACTGGCCCACGGTGCGGGTGATGATGTCGATCACCTCGGCGCGCTCGTTCGCTAAGTGCACTGCGATCCATTGGTTCCAGCCGTCCGCATTGCGCTCGCTATCATCATCAGCCGTCACCAATGCTTCGGCGCGCTCCTTGAACACCAGCACACCCGGCGCTGCGTCGCGCTGCACGTACGCCTTCGGCAAAGCATCCGTCCGCATCAGCCAATCGTGCTCGCGGCAGGCTGCGGCGACTTCGTTACGGAGCATCTTGTCCATCGCGGTCACCACGCAGCGTTCTGAATCCACTGAGCGTGCCCAACCGCGCGCAGGCCCCAGCTTGCGCGTAGGTCCATCTTCAACAGAATGCTCTCAGTTTGAAACGCGCTCCTCACTGGCACGGCCGGCGACGGCGATCCGCCGGTGATGTCCTGCGGGCTTGTATCCTCGAAGTGGACGGCGGCAGTCCGGCTCGTGGTGAACTCAGGAACCGAGGAGAAGGCGCTGCAGAAGCTCGCAGCCTCGACTGCAGCCACGGTGCCGGCGGGGAGCGAAGTCGAGGCGAAGATGGGAAAGTCAAATTTTGGGCCGACCAGCGTTTTCATGGCCGCAGCCTGCTTGGCTGCACAGACGAACACTGGGGCAGCGCCCGCGCCGTTGGCCGCGAGCGCATTGATCAGGGCCTCGATGTCGTCGACCATGGCGGCTTGTCCACCGCCGGTCGCCGGCGTGAGCGGCGTGATGCCGTTGAAGAGGCCGGGCGGCGCCGCGGCGCTGCCTGCGCTCGCGGAGAACATCCCCGCGTCCAGCGCGAGTCCGGCCGCCTCTCCGAGGGTCGCGCGAACGATCGCTTCGATGTTCGAACTTTCTGCTTGGGTCTTCGTGTAAGCCATCAGCACGGATAGCTTTCTCGGCGGCAGGATGGCGGCATTCGAGAACACGAGCTGGCGAACGGGCGCAGGCGCCTCCTCGGCAACCCACATACCGGCGGCAGCAACATTGAGCACGCGAGCGGGAATGCGCAGCTCGGCGATGCCGTCCATGTTCAACCTCAAGCCGCGGTCGATCAGCGCGGCGGCAGCCGAAATCGAGGAGATGGATTGAATTGTGTCGAAGATCGCGACGGCGGCGAGCTGCTGAGCCCAGCCTGATGTCGTCATGTCGGCCGCCGAGGTCGCGCTCCGCAGAATGGCAGCAGTTGCTAAGTCTCTGCCATATGATTGCTGAGCAGCATTCAAAGGCGTGCTATCCGAGGCAAAAGCCTTGACGTGGCTGACAGCGGCGCGAATTAGATAAGCAGAAGGTCGAGCTCTCAAGACTTGGACATTCTCGGAAGGGTCGACTTGATGCCTCATCGCGCGCGCCCCGAGAAAAGCGCCAGCCAGGATCGGTTTGGGAGGCCGAGAGAGCCCGGCTGGCAAGCTCAACCAGAAGAAACGCTGGCGATCCTATCACAGCGATTCGCGTGTCCGCGTTACGCGTATACGGCCCTCATCCCAGAGGTTGAGGAGGGCTTCGAAGCCAAGGGCCAGAGTTTTCCTGTCGGAGGCCAAGACCATCACGCCTGCCTCGTGAAGAAGCTCGGCTAGCCCGACCGGATCGACTTTTGGCTCGATGACGACCCGGCCGTCGGCCTTGAGGGATCGGTAGCGCTTTTGCCGGAGGGCTCGGAGGGCGCGAACGTGGGCTCGACGGCTCTCACTTGTGTCGCGTCGCACGCGAACTCGATCGGACTCAAGTGCGCGCGCGCGGCGCTGTGATGGACTCAAAGGCATGTGACGACGGCAGAAAGTGTAATCATGTCAACGAGGGGTAGGTCGTGGAGGTCGTGAAGGTCGTGAAACTCTATTTCCATTGTTTTTGCCCCTAATAGCGGAATAGACCGACAAAATCAGAAAAAAAGAATGGAGATAGGTTTTCACGACCTTCACGACCTCCACGACCCGCGGTGAGGAGCAGTCCATCAAAACGATGGGGTTGACTTTTCACGACCTTCACGACCTTCATGACCTTTCTAGGCATCGCCTACCCGCGCTCGTGCCGCGGCCGCCTCTTCCACTGCGCGCTTGCACTTATTGGCTGCCTCGAGCTGCTTGTCGGTTGACAGCTCGCGCTTGGCGTAGATGACTTGCCGCTTGCCGGAAATCTTCCAAAAACCGTCATCCGCAGTGTCATTGCGGATGGCCACGTAACCACACCTCTCGAGCCTGTGGGGGATGGCGCGGCGATTCTTGCGATCCCTGAGCCACGTTTCGAGGTTGCCACTGTCCATTACCTCACCTGCCTTGTTGATGAGGATGGCAACGGTCAAGGCGTCCGGATTGCCGAGGTCGTCGACGATGTCGGCGAGCTCCGAGTCCTCCGATGCACGGCTGAGGTCGACGACGGCCCAAAACGCCGGCGTCTTCGGCGGCGGCGCCTTCGCGTTGAAGCCGGAGATGTCCAGCGTTGCAAGGTAGGCGGCAACGTGGCTGAATCCATCTGCCTCGTACCACCCCCAGAGCTTCCTCCAATAGTCTTCGGGGAAGCTATCCTTGGTTAGCTCCGACCATGCCACGTAGTTGCGGCGGTCCTCTGGCGTAAGGTACAAGGCGTCCTTGTAGTTGGTGGTGATGATTACGCCGCAGCAGTTAGGGACGTAGTACTGGCGGCGGTTCTTCTCGTTCACGTAGAGCATGTCGGGTGGTGAGGCGGTGTACGTCTTCATCGCGTCACAGAACTCGTACCGCGAGATATCACCGAGGTCGCGTGCCTCGCTTATGCGCAATATCGTGCTGCGAGCGAATGGATTGAACGTGTCGAACACCTGCTTCGGGGAGATCTCTGCAAAGTTCCACGGTCCGATGGCCATCTTCACCGGCTCGAGCAGCGTATCCTTGCCAATGCCGGGCTCACCACCGAGGACCAGAGCGTGGTTTATCTTCTCCTCCGGGCGCTGACGGCGGTGGGCGAGCCAATTGATGATGTGGTCGGCATCGTTGGGGTAGACCTTGCGAACGTGCTCAATCCACGGACCGGCTGCACCGGCATCGCCGAGCGCAATCGACGGTGGGAGGTAAAGGTTAAAGCACGACACGCCATTCCGCTCGATCCAGCCGCCGGACGAGACCAACCGATTGACGATGATGAGCGGCAATCCCGGTGACCAAGTCATCTGCTCGACCGGCCGGTTCTGGTCGATCCACGCGTTAGCCTTCAGCTTCTTCTCGCGCCCATCGTCGCCCACTTCTGGCTCTCCGTTCTCGTCGAGGATCGGTATTGGCGCGATGCGGGCGTTGACGCTCGCTGCCGGCCAGTGGTCGCGCGCAGGAGCGTAGATGTAATCGTGAAGCGGCATGTAAGCGTAGAAATCTTCGAGGGTGACGCCCGCGCCTGGAGGCACCGTCACCGTGGGCGCCTCGCTGTACTTGAGGAATTTTGCGATGCACTTCGCCACCTTCTCGCCGAATGCATCCTTCATCCAAGGAAAGCCGCGCGCCTCTCTACCCTCAGCGAAGGCCACGGCGCTGTCGCGCGCGGTGGTGGCGTCAGCTTCGGCCCGCTCACCGTAGCCGCGCACGATACAAATGCAGTGCACGATGTGAAAGATGTCGTCCGCCGACATGCCGCCTCGAGCGAGAAATCCACCGACTCCGAGGGACGTGTCGTGACGGCCATGCTCCGGCCAATGGCGCAGGAGCAATGCGGCCACGGCGAGCTTGGAGACCGACGCCTTGAGGTCGGCATACGCAGCGCGCGCCGGCTCGCCGCCCTCATGCCAATCGATGAGCTCGCCGGTCCTGTCGTGACGCGAGCCAGGCATCACGCTGTATGCACCCTTCACACCGCCACCGATGCGGAGCTCGACAATCATCTTGCGGTTCTCGTCCAAGAACTGCTTGGCGCCACTGGGCTCGGCGTCATCGCAGCGGTAGAGCCGGTGGGATTCTTGCTTGCTCGGGCGTCCGTACCGCGCCGACGTAGGTGGGAGAAAGTAGCGCGCCAGCTGAATGGCCTCGACTGCGTCCAAGTCGGTGTCGGCGAGACCGCCGCTCTTCGCGCCCATCCGGGCGGCGACATTGAGCCCCGCGCCGTCGAAATAGCGCTCGACGTTGGTGACGTCGATTGTCAAGTGCTGCCATTTTTCGAG